AACTATCTTATCTGCCTCTCGTTTATCCGACATTTTTTTTAATGCGTCTTTCTGTTATGGGGCATAGAACGAAGCGGTTTTTTCAATGGTCGGGGAAAATGGGCGAAAGGCTTTGAGAACCAAAGGGTTTAGGCATGATCGGGAAAATGGGCTGAATATTTCGAAGCGGTTTTTCTCTTTACATGGGCTTACATCTGCTTTACGTTTGAGGGGCTTTTCTGCGGATCTTCGGGCGATTGCTTTACATTGGGCTTGCAGATGGGGCTAAAACGGCCTAGAAGGGCTTTATTTTCGGTTGTGTGGCCGTTTTGTGGCTGGGTTGGTGGATTTGTTTATATGATGGTGTGAACGGCTGTGTGGCCGTTTTTTTGTGCCTATTTTCAAATATGATGCCTTGAAATTCTTCCAAATAGGTATTATTTGGTATATTTGCAGCATAATAGAAACGAGTATGGCAAAAGTGATTCATGTGCATTTGCTGCATAAAATAGACGGAACGAAGCAGAAAGACTGGTATTTCAGCAGTATATCGGCTGTTTATACGGTTCTGACTGCAGATCAGGTGGGTGCAACCAAGAATTACCTGCTTCATGCCGGACTGTCTGGTAACGGCACAATATGCACGAAAAAGGCTATAATTAAGCAATCTACGCTCATTTCGGGCGGTAGTAAGGGCAATGATTAGAACGACATAATAACGCCGTTAGAAAGGCTTGTAGGCGTTATTTCTTTGAATGCTGATTGGGGAGCTTATGGCTCCCCTTTTTTATGCCCTTACAGTTGGTTTTATTTAGTTAGGGGTTACTATTGGGGTTACTGTTAGGGGTTACTACTTTATTTAGTTAGGGGTTACTTTAGGGGTTACTTTTTCGGATTTTGGAGGGTTCGCCCGAAATAGGAAAGAATGTATCAAATGTAAATAAGTGCCGTTTTTCTCTGTTTTCAGATAGGAAAAACGACACTTATTTTATTGATATACCTTATATATAAAGCGTGAAACCTTTGATATACAGTTGTTTCTGCGTCACGATGCCCTGGAAATGCCTCTAAAAGTGTGTGCGTGCTTCTTATTGTGCCTGTTGAGTGATGTGACGCATGTGCTTCCTCATTAGAAGAATTTGCTGATGCTGCCAATGACTTCGAAGATATTCACGATGCGGGATTTGTCGAATTCCTGCTCATCGTAGTCCTCTGTATTGATGGGAATGAAGCGCAGTTTGTCCGGATCCGGCGACCTGCGCAGGATTTTAATGGTACGGATGGTGTCCAGTACCACTGCGTAGATTTCGCCATACTGGATGTCGTTGAGTGTGCATTGGCGCAGGGCAATGATGTCGCCATGGTTTATTTTGGGCTCCATGGAGTGGCCGGTGACATTGCACCAGAGGCTGGCTTTCTCGAATCCCCTTATTACAATGTTGGTGGCAGGTATGTTTACCTGTGAATTGAACACTTCATCAAAGCCGCCGATAAAGTCCACATCGTAGTATGGTGTACCGATGGATGGGTTCATGGATGTGGTAGGCATGAACGAAGAATCGGCTTCGTTTATTGTTTTAATGCCGTTCAAATCATCTTTCAACATGCTTCCTGCACCAACAAGCAACCAGTCTGCTGAAAGGTTCGGATATGAGGTTAAAACTTTAACTATAGCATCTCCTCCAAGCTGACTGGACAGATTTTTCCCTTTGAAATTACTATCAGAAATGCCAGTCGTGCTGTAGAAATCAGCCTTTTTAATGCCTTCAGACTCTAAGAAGGTTAAAATTCTATCCTTTATAGTTGAAATATTCTCCATAATCTTTTGGTGGGTTAAAATTTTGTCCTATATTTGCAGCGTGTTTAAGATGTAAACAGCGCGCCAAATATACAAAAAAGGCGTGTGATTAGCGAATTTTAAGGATTAAAGAAAATGAAACGATATTGGTTTGAACTGACAGATGAGCACTATAATGATTTGGGTGCTGCCATTTCGGACGGCTGGCAAAAATCGCCTGCCATAGCCGAAGCAAAGAGGTGGATGAAGGAAAACGGAGTGAAGGCCGCCATCCTTGTATGCAACAGCATGGCGACGGACAACATACTGGATATGATACATATAGAAGAAAAAGAAAAATAAAAACATAAGGATTATGACACAGCAAGAATTTATGGAACGGACGGGGATAACCCCTACAGCAGAGGATTTTGATTACATCCATGCGGTTTATCTGAACACTTCGATGAACAAGGATGAGTTCTGCAAAGATTTCAAGAAACATGGGGACAGCCGGATTATCCGCGATGTTCATGTGCGAGTGCTGAACTATGAAATGAAATGTGAACGTCAAAAGGAAGTTATCGACAACCTGACCGACTTCCTAATTGGTAAGGCGCATGCGTATGAAGATACTGATTTCCGCAAAGAAGCGGTAAGACTGGTCGGTGAGGTAGAAGTGGTGAAACGAACCATCGAATTGGGACTTCCGCTTTGGGATGAAGACAGAAAGGTTGTCCTTTCGATGATAGAAGAACAAGGCAAATAGATTGCCGGATAACTGGCAGCCCGGAAAGACGGGCAGGGGCGGCAGGCACGGCCGGAAAGTTGGTAAATAGAAAATGAGAAAGCGAAATAAGAAAGCGTAGAAAGCCGCAGGGGTTCGATTCCCCTCGCCCCACGATATTAACCTCTAAATTTTAGTTTTTATGGCAAAGAATTTCAACCAAGGAAGAAGGGCTGAACGCCAGTTCAAGCAGAAGCTTCGCACGATGATAAGCAGTGCGGCCCATACACAGAACATTGCCGACCAGGCTATGGATTTGGCCGGACAGTTCATGACAGAGGATGCGATCAGTAACTCGGATGCCTACCGGGTGATAGAGAATGTGAGCTGTGCGTGCGAAGAAGCCATGCAGGTGCTGATTGAGGAACTGAAAAAGGGAACACGCCTTTACGAGATACTTCCGGATGATTCGGATGACATCAAGCGGAAAGCGATTGAGGAATTATAAATGAGCAATAACGACTAAAAAGCAAGCGATATGAAAGGATATATTTTAAACGATTACAAACGGTCTATCAGTATAAAGAATCTGAAAAGTATCATAGGTACTCCTATGTACAAGAAACTTGCAGCAGGGACTCTTAGATTTGGGGCTTCAAACAATGGGAAGGGCGAACGTCTTGTCTTAGTGGATAGCATTCCTTTGAAATATATGAGCCAAGAAGCGAGAGCGGCTATCCTCTTCTGTTCGGAGAGAATGGTTCAGCCCGTAATATGCGCGAAGAACAAGAAAGGTCCCCGGGCTTATCGTAAAGAGAGGACAGTGCCTGTGCTATCTGAACCAGCGGAGGTAATTGCCGGAATTCGTCAACTACTATACCAGCTTGAATGCCAAGTGCCTGAAAATAGATTCCCCGCATCTCACATTCCTCATCAGGGTGATACCAGTGAGTATTCCGCTTGCACTCGAAGCCGAGCGGAAGCAGGACATCGATTATTTTCTGCGCAATGTCATTGCAAATGCTGTCGGTTATCTTGCCCTCTGTGCGATGAGGGTCTATTATAATGGAAATTTCAAGTAAGAACATGGTGTTACCGTTAATAAACAGCGGTAAAGATAATAATAATTAAAGGAACTGATGTATGAGAAAGCAGATTTTGACAGATAACGAGACAAAGACCTTCCTGATGAAGACCTTTAAGTGCAGCCGCCAGGCTGTGTGGCAGGCACTGAATTTTGTCCGTGACAGTGACCAAGCCCGCCGGATCCGCACCCTCGCCCTGAAACGAGGCGGCAAGCTGACTGACGGCGAATTCATCCCCAACTGTGAAACGACCTTTGAAGAGTGTGAGCATACCATGACCTGCACCTTCGGTCCCCGTGTAAAACTGGTAGTCCACCGGAAGACCAACGATGTGGACGTGTACGTGGACGGAAAACGGACCGAGACCTATCAATGCGAGTTTGTATCAGACTTCATGCAGCTGCAGCACGAGACCCAACAGATGGCAGCCGCCTTATAAACAGAAATGAAATGGAGTATTATGGAAAGATATTGTGCATATCCTACAATGACCTGACCTACGATGACCGACCGGTGCTGGTGAACGGAAAGGCAGACTACAGCAGAAGCCGCACGCTGAAAGGGGTTCATCCTTCCACTCTTTCCGAAGAAGAACTTGCTCCCATCCTGTCGGTACCAAATTATAAGAAATTAGCGGCCAGGAAAGAAATCAATGTAGTTAGAAAAGGAAGGGGACTTGGAGGTTACGTCCTGGTAGAAGTTGCCACCATGCCCCTGCGCTTTCAGGAGAAAATCAAGTTAAAATACGGAGACATGAAAGAAGATGTTATAAAGAACTGGCTCGGCAGCCATTACCACATCGATGCGAAAGCCCGGGAATTCTACACCCGGTTCCGCTTTGACAACGGTGATGCCCTTCCGCCGGAACACATACAGGAATATACGGTGAACGCTTCGGTGATTGAAGCTGTGATGCGTGCCATGGAGGATGCCACCTTTATGCGTAAGGCGATGAAGGCAGGACCGGTGAACTGGGGCGAGTTGGCAGGAGCCATCAGCTATTATCAAGCAGAGTTCGGCCACACCTTGCCTGTGAGTTCTAACCGCTTCAAGAAGCGTGTGAATGATTTTAAAGCCAACGGCTATGAAAGCCTTATCAGCCGCAAGTTCATGAACCAGAACCGCCGGAAAGTGACCTACGACATTGAGCGCCTGCTGCTGAGCATCGATGCCCAGCCGGAGCAGCCCTTCAATACCACCGTGTGGGAGCAGTACAATATGTTTGTACAAGGTGATTTGGAACTGTATGACCCCGAAACCGGCGAGGTGTTGAACCCGGCAGACTTTACCGACAAGGATGGAAATCCGCTGGTGTTAAGTCCGGCCACGGTAGCCAACTACCTGAACAACCCCAAAAACAAGGCCCTTAGAGCCAAGCTTCACATGAGCCAATGGGATTTCAACAACGCCTACCGCCCCTACCATCTGCGCAGCATCGGTGAGTTCTCATTGAGCAAGGTGAGCCTTGATGACCGCGACCTGCCTCGCCCGATGAAGGACGGCAACCGTGTGAAAGCCTATTATGCCTACGATGTGGTGAGCGGTGCTGTCGTTGGATATGCCTACAACCGGTACAAGACAGGCGAGCTGTTTTTGGACTGCATGCGCAACATGTTCCAGACTCTGGACCGGAACGGCATGTATATCCCCGCCGAGCTGGAAGTGGAACACCACCTGGTAAGCGACTTTGCCGACGGATTGATGCAAGCCGGTACCGTCTTCCCCTTGATCCGCTGGTGTAACCCTGGAAACTCCCGCGAAAAACGCGCCGAACACAAGAACCGCGAAAAGAAGTATGGTGTGGAGAAACGCACGCAGGTAGGCATCGGCCGCTGGTGGGCCAAGCTGGAAGCCAACCGCCCGAAGGAAGAGAAGGTGTATGACGAAAAGAACAACACCTACAAGGTGAAGACTTACAGCTATGAAGAACTGGTAGCCGATGATATACGCGCCATCCAGACCTTCAACGCGCAACCTCACCCCAACCAAAAGCGCTATCCGGGCATGAGCCGATGGGATGTGCTTTGCGCCCACCAGAACCCGAACCTTGCGCCTTGGGACAAGGCCGTTCTTTACCGGTTCATCGGTCAGCACACCGAAACAACCATCCGGCAGAACACCTACTGCACGGTGATGTACAACCAATACGGACTGCCCAGCCCGGAAATCATCGAAAAGTTGGAGCCGAGAAACTACAAGGTAGATGCCTATTATCTGCCCGATGCCGACGGAACCATCAACGAGGTATATATCTACCAGAACGGACGATATATCGCCACCTGCAAGCCCGTAGCCCGTTACAATGAGAATACAGCCGAGCAGACCGAGTACGACAAGGCAGCCTATACCGAACAGTCCAAGTATGTAGCTCAATTCGACAAGATGATGAAGGACGGCAAGATCAAGCGTGTGGGCATCCTTGCCAAAGAGGAAGCAAAGCTGATAACAGAGGTACAGGCGGAAGCCGTTCCCCTTCCTACCCAAGCCGAGGAAGAAGATTACTCAGCCTATATGGACATCAGTGCTTTCGAGCATGATGCAGTAGCCAAGATATAATTAATGACGTTAGAACGAATTTAAAACAGCATTCAAATGGAAATAACAAATGAAGTAAAGCAGCGTATTGTGGCAGCGATAGCCGCCGACCGTGAAAATTATCCCAGTGACAACCGTCATGCTACGGCACTGGGCATAGCCCCCAGTGTGTACAATACCATTAAGCGGGGCAATTATGAAAAGCAGGTCAGTGATGCCAACTGGGTAGGCATAGCCCGAAGACTGGGCGTGCAACTGCGTACAGAAATGCCTTGGCTGGCAGCACAGACCCCGACCTATGTGTTTGTGAGCAAGCAGCTGGAAGTGTGCCAGGGCAGCGGACTGAGCGCCATCCTGTGCGATATGCCCAATATCGGCAAGACCTTTACCGCGAAGGCATACGTGAAACAGCACAAGCACGCCGTATATGTGGACTGCAGCCAGGTAAAGACCAAGTTGAAGCTGATACGCTACATTGCCAAGGAATTCGGCGTGACCAGCAACGGACGCTACAGCGACGTGTATGAAGACTTGGTAGCCTACCTCCGCACGATTGATACGCCTCTGGTTATTCTGGACGAAGCCGGCGACCTGCAGTATGAAGCCTTCCTGGAGTTGAAGGCGCTTTGGAACGCTACGGAACGTTGCTGTGCCTGGTATATGATGGGTGCCGACGGGCTGAAGGAAAAGATTAACCGCGCCATCGAAGGCAAGAAGGTTGGCTATACCGAAATGTTGAGCCGCTACGGTGACTCCTACAGCAAGGTGACCCCGGATGATGCGCAGGAACGCGAAAAGTTTCTGAAGGCACAGGCTGCCATTGTAGCCAAAATCAATGCCCCGGACGGTGCCGACATTGCCAAGATCGTTCACAGCACCGGAGGCGGCTTGCGGCGCGTATATACCGAAATCGAAAAATTAAGGAGGATGCAAGCATGAAACTGAAAAGAGCCTACAGCCCCGGTGAGGTGCTGAACATGAAAATACCCCGGTATGAATTTACCGGGGCTTGGCAAGCCTCGATAGGCAACCCTGCCAAGAGTGGCGTGTGGATTATCTGGGGTGCCAGCGGGAACGGAAAGAGCAGCTTTGTGATGCAGTTGGCCAAGTACCTGTGCGGTTTCGGACGCGTAATCTATGACAGCCTGGAAGAAAGCACCGGCCTTTCGTTTCAGATGAGCCTGAAACGACATAAGATGGACGAAGTGCGCAAGCGTTTGGTTATCCTTGACCGCGAGTCGATGGACCAGCTGGAGGAACGTCTGCAGCGCCGTGGCAGTCCCGGCATCGTGATTATAGACAGTTTCCAGTATAGCGGTTTGAACTACAAGACCTACAAGGAGTTCAAGGAGCGCCACCCCAAGAAACTGTTTATCTTCATCAGCCATGCAGAAGGATCCCATCCGGCAGGCAGAAGCGCCCGCAAGGTGGAATATGATGCCGATGTGAAAATCATGGTGAGCTGCTTCAAGGCCTGGTGTAAAAGCCGTTTTATGGAAAAGCCCGGTGAACCCTATGTGATTTGGGAAGAAGGTGCCGCCAAGACATTGAAGGATGATAAAATGGAGGAATACTTGAATGATGGAATGGGAGAATAAGTTGTACCAGATATTGCTGCCTGGTCGTGAAGCCTTGGGCGTGATGGAAGACTGGCTGGAATGTAACATAGAAACAGACATTCGTCTGCGCAGAGCCAAGACGAAAGGGCATTTAGTGATAGAAACGACGGATACCATGTTTGCCAACCGTATTCGGATGTGGCATCCCGGATGTAAAATACATATTAAAGATTTAAAATGATGGAAGAGCAAAAGAAAACCTGCTGCATCTGCGGCAAAGAGTTGGAGGGTTACGGATACAACCCGTTCCCCGTGAAAGAGGAAGGCTACTGTTGCCGTTCGTGTAATTACAGCGTAGTCATTCCGGAACGATGGAAACGCCACAAGGCTTATCAACGCGGTGAAGAAGTCGAAAACAAGCGAGTATATATCAGTGGAGCCATTGCCCACTATGATATGGCAGAGCGCAAGGAAGCCTTCGGACGTGCCGAAGAGTTGTTGAAAACTGAGGGCTACGATCCGGTAAACCCATTCAATAACGGCCTGCCGGAAGAAGCCCACTGGAAAGCCCACATGCGGGCCGATATTGCCCTGCTGCTGGCTTGTGACTATATCTACATGCTGAAGGACTGGGAACTGAGCAAGGGAGCCAAGCTGGAACTTGACGTGGCCAGTTCGTGTGGCATTCAAGTATTATTCGAAACCCATTAATCCCTTATATCATGGCACAGGAAGTAACTAATTTCGCCCGGTTTTATGCTTCGTTCAATAAGCTGCCCTGTACAGGAGACCGGGAAGGGCTAAAGAAGCAAATCGTTCTGCAGTACACGTGGGACCGTACGGAAAGCCTCCGTGAAATGACATCCAAGGAATATGAAGCCTGCTGCTGTGCCTTGGAGAAACTGACCGGGCAGGATGAATGGAGGCAGAAACTTCGCGAGGAACTGCGGCGGAAACGTAGCGTATGTCTGAAGCTCATGCAACAGTTGGGTATAGATACCACCGACTGGAACCGAATCAACGAATTCTGCAACAACCCACGGATAGCCGGCAAGCCCTTTGTTCAGATTAGTACAGCGGAGCTGGAACAACTGGCCATCAAACTGCGGGCTATCCAACGAAAAGGAGGTTTAACCGATAAATAGAACAATATGGATAAAAAAGCACATGAAGCGCTTGAGCGCATCAGAAAAGACGTGATTCTTACGACATCCGATCTGGAGAACCAGGATGCAGCAGAGTTTTTCAACGAGCTGGCCGACTGGGCGTATGCCAACGGTGAAGCCATGCTGATAGACGATGAACCGGAAATGCAGGATGGTGAGGAAGAATAAAAACAAGTAATGAACCCATTAAAAATGATTTGAACATGGAAAAGAACAACCAAAGTGTGGACATCAAGTCCCTGAGTAAAGAACAGCGAGCAGCCCTCATGGCCCAGCTGCAGCAAGAAGAGAAAGAAGACCGCATTGCCCGTCGTGAAACTTACGAGGCATTACGCGGCGAGTTCATGCACGAAGTAAAGGAGAACGTCCTTGAAATGGTAAATGCCGTTACCGGCTTCCGCAGGTGGCTGGAGCAAGAGGTGGATGCCTTTACCCAAGTGATGAAGGAATACGGTCAGGTGAAAAGCGACGAACAGCGCAGCTACACCATTACGGACGGTGACTTCCGTCTGGAGGTGAAGAGCAACAAGGTGAAAGGTTTCGATGAACGAGCCGACATGGCAGCCGACCGCCTGATTGACTACCTGAAGCGCTATATGCAGAACAGCGAGAAAGGTTCGGATGATCCGATGTATCAGATGGCCATGACCCTGCTGGAGCGCAACAAGATGGGCGACCTGGACTACAAGAGTATTTCGAAGCTCTACGAACTGGAAGACAAGTTCGATGAAGAGTATGCAGACATCATGCGCCTGTTCAAGGAAGCCAATGTGGTGCAGCGCAACGCCACCAACTACTACTTCAGTCGCCGGAACCCTGAAAACGGTGTATGGACCCGCATTGAGCCCAGTTTCTGCCGTTTGTAGCCGGAGTTCGTTAACCCTGTAAACAGAAAGCGCCGCAGTTGTTATAATTGCGGCGCTTTTGTTCTTAAATTCGATGAAAATCAGCTATTTTTGTAAGAGAAATAAAGCGTATGGGCAAAGGACGGGATAAAGAATTGATTAAGCTGCGTGACGAGGCACTGTGCCGTCGTTACTACTATTGGACAGAAATACAGCGGTTGCGGTTCGACGATGCTTTAAAAGTGTTGTCGGAGCGCGAATTCTTCATATCCGAAGAGCGTATCATGACCATCATCCGCCGAAAATCACGTGAGGGAACAGACTACAATCTGAAGCCTGTTCCCAAGGTGAAAGCCCCCCGCCTGACCGCTGCCCAACTGGAGCTATTCCCCGTAAGATGACGGCATGGCCGATTCATCGTGCAGTGTGAACGAGAATGTCATTTCATAGACCTTGATGTAATGCGGCATGGCATACGAACGGCTTTTCTCACGTACCAGCGGCGAAGCATTGTCGGTGCATTGCAGACACTGCAGCGACTTGTATAATTTCCCGGCCAGCTTCTGCCTTTCCTTCACCTTGTCATACGTGCCGGATGCGTAGCTTGTATCATCGTAACAATCAATAGCCAGCCGGACGGTCAGTACGGATTCGCTTTTCTGTGCCCCGTATCCGAGGTCGTGCCAGTCGGAGTTTGTATTTCCGATTAATACACAAGGGAAAGTGACCGGGTACTGGTCTTCCTCTGCTCCCATTTCCAACTGTCCGTAGTCCTCATCGATGAGCGAGAGTTCCGGCATTTCCTGTGCAATCTGTTCCATGATTGCGATAAAAACTTCTTCCATATCCTTAGCTGTTTAAAATGTTGGTAATTTCCTGATCCACCTTCTCCCGTATGCGGCTGTTCAATTCTTCGCTTTCTCCCATGAACTGGCGCTGCGGGATGCGGATGTGCAGTTTCTTTTTCTTTGTAAGTGCCATGTTTCTCCAGAACTGTGCCTGTGGATTCAGTTCCTTCGGTTTGATACGTCGTTTAACGCGTTTCTTTTGCCCTGTGCCGGCTTTCTTTCTTTTCCCCGAAGCCTTGTAGAACTTGGCCCATGCAAAGCGCCTCATGCGGTCTGTGACGGTGACATCGATTTCGCCGCCCCAGTTGTGGACGGGTGCATAGACCACCTCGTTGAACACCCTTACCCGGTAGTCGGCAGGTGTATATCCGACCGATTTGAAAAGATGCTTCCTGCCGGAGAGCAGCGTTCCATAATTGCTGGCGGCATCGGTACCCCCCGAAGACAGCCGTTTGGATTTTGGCCAAGGGTGAAGACCGCCATTGACAAATCCACCCTGGCGGAAATTCTCCTGAAAATGGTCTTTGGCCATTCGTCCGACTGTAACGGGGAGTTTGCGTCGCATGAGCGTTTCCAGCCGTTTACGCTTGGATTTTATCAAGTTATCAAAATCTTTCAAGTCCATTATGATACCGTTTTAAAATAAATCACTATATTTGCAGCAGCTCCATAAGGAGTTAGCGTGTGCTGCGGCACGTCGCATCGCAGGGAAGTCTGTTTGCAGGCTTCCCTGTTGTCTTTTTAGTAGTAGAACTTACCATCCTTATAGAACAACCTGATTTCCCCTTTTTCATAAATCCATACTTCATCGATGTTTTGATTAGGCAAATTCCGTCTTGCCATGATAGCCCTTCTTATAAAACGGTCAGAACAGCCTTTTGTGTTCTTGATTACAATTCTGGAAGATTGCTCCAGCCCGTGAGAAATCATGCTTTTTACTTTTCTTTTGTTCCATGGCTTGATGAAGCCTTCAAATTCGTAAAACAAGCCATCCACTTCAAAATCCGGGCATTTTCTGTAATATCTGGTATCTATCAAGTTTGCGTAGATACGTTGGTAATCATCCGACAGATAGTGTAAGCGTGGTGTCATTTTGACTTGATGCCCCATTCTTGCCAATTGGAGGCAGATACGTTTCATATCCTTGTAGTCGGCCTTATCCTTATCAACCTTCGGATGTACATAAAGTACACCGCCGTTGGAGAATGATTTTTCAAGTTTAAACCCGTTTTGTGCCATCCGTTCCATACATGCCTTGATGTATGGGCAGTCGTAGCAATCCTTTGCCCGATTACTGAAGATGTGTTTCAGCTGGTCCTTGAAGCCCGGTTTATAGAAAGCACAGTGCCTGCAGTCGTTCGGGAAATAAGGATGGGAATCGGAAAAGAGGATGCCGTCCGTTCCCGGGTTGTTATCCAGCCCCGGTTGCGGTTTACTATTATCGTCCTCATCCGGCAGTTGCGTCGGTTCCTCGTCGGTGGCCGTGAGGTCGCACTTGCAGTTCCATCGGTCGCCCGGCCGGTGTATGTTCCAGAACGGGTCGTCGATGGGCCGTATGGTATTCCAATACGGCCGATGATCAGCACCCGGGTGCAGGGAGGTGGACGGCATCCATTTGAGGTTGGGCAAGACATCGCGTTCGCGGAGGAACTGCTGCCAGTCGGCTGCCTGATGTGCCCTCAGCACCGCCGTGTCATATTCAGTCTGCAGCCAGTGCCGCACCTGGTGAGATGCGATGGGTGTGACCTCCTGCACCCATTTCTCGAATGGCTTTAGAGTGCCGTTCGAATCCAATAATAACCGCGCCATATCGCGCTGCATGCGGTGAACCTTGAATGCCGCAAAGACCTCGTTGTTGGTTTGCAGCTGCTGCAGGAAATCGTCCACTTGCCTCCCCTCAGACTGTGCAACCCCATCGGCAGCAGCATCGTCCAGTATGCGGCAGATTTCGTGAAATAGATTCGGCTCGATTTCGCCCTCCATGTCCATTTTCTGACTGTAGATGCGCTGCAGTGCCTTGGCCAACACGTCGCTGCTGAAACTGAACGAAGTCTGTACCTCTTCCCCTTTGTTTTGGTAGAGGTCGTTCATTACCAGTCTAAAGCTGCCCCGGCATCCGGGGCTTTCACGAAAAAACCTTTCAGCCAGTTTCGGAAGTTTTTTTTCTGTTGTGGTGTCGGTTCTTTATCCTGTCCCTTATCTACCGGTTCCGGTTCCTTCTTCGGGGTTTGAATCTGAGTAGCCTGTGCAGCCTCCCTTTGTTCAGCCTTCAACTGCTCATAGTTAGCCGGTTTGTCGATGCCGAATTCCTCATAGAGATAGTCGTCGTCGATGGGGATGTTGAAGTTCTTCTTCAGCTGCGTAAGGATGGATATTTTGGTGCCTGCATCTGTTTCCTTCGGTTCCGGGAAGCAGAATGTACCCCCTTCAGTATTGATGCCCATGTGCAGCAGAATGTCCGTCATGTCGTAATTTAACACATTGAGCACGTATTTCCGGTCAGCCTCCAGCACCTTGTCCTCCACCTTTTTATGCACCGTACCCAAAGCCTGTGTACCTTTTTCGGACGATTCGGTGGTCAGCGTATTGCCCAGTATCAGTTTGGATATTTCATTGTTGCACCGTTCGCAGAGGCGTTCATAGACATCGGCAGACCCCGTTTTGTTGCCGGCTTCCGTGAGCTTGAGTTCCGTGTCCTTGGCATGAAAGAACTGCGCCAGGCTTCCGGCATTGGCCGCATCCTCCATGGCCCGTTGACGGGACTCGTCGTCGTCGGAATCATAGATATATTCCTGGATAGGCATGCCGAATACCTCGGAGAACTGTGCCCAGTCGCCCGTGGTGTTACGTTTGTAGATGACCCACGGGGCTGCCTTGGCCAACAGCCCCAAATCGGACGGCGAACCCACAAAAAGCAGGTCGGTATATTCATCCCAGGAATGGCCGGTGATGTCTGTCTGATGCCGCAAGATGAGTTCCCTGACCGGATCCACATGCTTACGCGGTACCAGGTCGTAGTCCACCCATTCCTGCAGCTTGTAGAACTGGCAGAGCGAAAAGCCCCAGAACTTGGCATCGAGGATGTCACCCACCAGCCGGTTGAACCAGGGCGACTGTATCTGTTCGTTGATTTTATCGTCGGGCTTCCCGTCCACCCGGAATTCCATGTTGGAACACAGCACGGCATTCTTTCGCTTTTCGAGCACACAGGAAAGGTGGGTATCCATCAGAATGTCCTCGTAGAGGTCATAGAGTTTGTAACGTCGCGAGAAATCGACATTCTCGGCCGCTTTGACGGCTGCCATGTAGTCGGAAATGTCCAGTCCGAAGCGTTTGGGCTGGGTGAGCACAATCACATTCGGTTTCTTCTGTCCCGGCAATGCGAAGTTTCCTCCAACGGTGATGATGCCGGTTTTGTTTCTTTTTCTGTTTTTCTTTTTCATGATGCTTGCTTTTTACCAGTGGTTCGTTCGTTTGCGGTTGCTTTGAATACGGAAATCCGATCTGCCTGCCCTTTGTTCCTCTGGCAGCAGCGGAGCCCCTTCGATTGATATATCCTCGTCGGCCACCGCCTTCATCCATTCCACTGCCCGTTCGTATCGGTCCTTGCGTACCTGGGAAAGTTTCTGCGGGTTGTGGATGCAGAAGATGTGATAGACCGCCATGTCGATGACCATCATCAGCACGAGCTGGTTCCGGTTCTCGCCGGTGGCTGCAAAAATCTTGTTGCAGTCGTAGCGTTTGCTCAAATAACACCGCATTTCGGCAATGGCCCTGTCTTCACATACCTCAATGACCGTTTCGTCTTCGCGCACCAGTGCGTCGAGAATGTCGCGGTGGATACTCGCATCGTAATCGGTGAGTTCTACAAATTTGCTCATAGTTCGATTGTTTTAGAGTTGTCATAATCTTTTCTTGTTCCGTTTTCTCACATCCTTCCTTGAGCGGAAAACGGGCGGTTCGATGCGCCTGATCAGTTCATCGATGATGCGGTTCGCCCCCTCGACCGCATCCGGTCCGTCGGCCGGATAGCGCATGGTCAAGGTGAACAGCTTGAACTGGTCCTCCAGTTCCTTCATGTGCGGGTTGTCCCGTTCTGCCTCGTTGAGGATAAGGTTCCCTTCGCGGTTGAGCGGTTCAAGGTTGGCCTCGATACGTGTGGCCTTGTCCGTCTTCTTCTCCTCGTCGCCCCGGATGAACAGTGCAATCTTCTGTTCCCGTCGCACCTTTGCCACCAGCGGTTTGAACACCTGCTGGAAGAAAGGGTCCTGCAGCTTGTTATTCTCCATGTAGCAATAGACATTGGTCTTTCCCCCGACAAAATCAAGCATCCGGACATACCAGTCAATGAACTCCGCATTGAGTGCCTGCGCCAGGAAAGTCTTGATGACATAGAGCCTGGTACCCAATTTGCCACAAAGCGAAACTGTCTTGAAGGATTTACCTTTCTTCCCCTTGCTTTCACCCGGTGCCGGGTCGCCATACGCCACGAGAAACTTGAATTTGGAGAGAGGCGGTACCTTGCCGTATGAAATGTTCTCGAAGACCTCGCCCTCGGAAATGGGGTTGTTGTAATATTCACCCTGTGCCGCCTTTTTGGATATTTTGGACAGTGTGCGGTCGATGTCCTCCTCCGAGTTCTTTTCCGGCCATGTGGAAAATCCGTTTTTGTCGCGGATATTCACGATGTCCCAGGAGTCGGCCATTTCGCCCGCCCTCACCACGCAGCAGTCCTTGGCAATGATGTTGCCACAGAAGATGACCAGTGTAGGTTCGGAAATGGACCGCGTGGGGTACAGTGCATTTTCCCACCAGTCCCAGCGCTTCTGGATGATGTCCGGATTCTTGGTGTCCTCGTCCGTATCAAAGTCATCGACCAGCAGCACGTCGGGACGTATGGCCTCGTTTCGCGAACCACGCGGAGACTGCCCGGCACCCAGTGCGCGGAAAGAAACCTTCCCTTTGGTGGTGAATTCATCCTCGGTCCATGAGCCCGGCAGTTCCTGTTTGCCGTAGTATGCCATGATGCGCCCGTTGGCTTCGAGGTTGGCCCGGTAGGGATCGAGCAGTCGCACCGCATTGTCCTTGCTGTTGGAAGTGAGAATCACATTCTTTTTTCGTCCGGTCAGCGTGAGATACATGACGATGAACATGGTGACGGTGGATTTGGCCAGCTCACGGCTCCATGACAGCACCTCGAACCATTCGTCGTGTGCAATGATGCGCCGGATAGCCTTTTTCTGGAAGTCGGCAAATTCATATTTGGCATAATTCGGGAAAAAGAACCTGATCCATTCAATGGGGTGTTTCTCCAGATATTCCCGATGTTTTTCCCGTTCGGCTGCCGTCATGTTCCGGTCAACCGGTGTAGCCCTTGCGATGTCTTCTTTGTACTTCTCCCAATCGAGGAGAGCGAGTCTGTCAGTCTGTTTCATTGTCTATCCCTTTATAATTTGTCTTTAATGTACGCATCGGCCAGGCGTGTGATTTCCTTAGCCTTTTCGAGGTCGGCTGCCCGCACCCAATCGATGAACCCGGTGAGGACACTGATGATGTCGGCAATGCCCACTTCCTGCTCCATGTTGCGTATGGCTGCCGACAGTTTTCCGAGGATGTCCGCCTCCTTGGATGAGGGGAACCGTTCCCCTTCTGGCCGTTCGGCGATGGCCTTGTTTATTTCGGCCACCTGCCTGTAGAGGTTAGCCACCTGTTCCTGCCTTGTGAGCGTAAGCCCCACCTTCTGTTCCTCCCACTTCCCGGCCCGCACCCAATTAGAGACGGACACCCGTGACACACCCACCCGGTCGGCAATTTCCTGCTGTGTGAGGTTTTCCTTGAGGTACAAAGTTTTTGCCCATTCCTTTTTCTGGGCATTCGTCAAATCTGCCATAAATCGTCCTTTTTAGTTGTAAATCACGTTACAAAATTGCATGAAAAAGCGGGGTTTGTAAAAGCGAGTCCGCATGATGACGGGCTGCAGCGTTATGATAACGCCAGAAAACGTTATGATGCGGACGCGGTTTCCTGGTGCCATGGGAATGTTCTATTTTCGCATCATCGAAAGGCGGGGAATACCGCAGGAAAGTGTATGACGATGAGCAGATTTTTCAATATTACAACGAGTGACGACGGCACCAGTACGATATTCCTGTATGGGGACATCGGAGACTATACGGAGGTGCAAAGCGGGCGCATTGCCCAGGAACTGATGGAAGCCGAACGCGTGAGCCGACGCATCCATGTACGTATCAACAGCAACGGCGGGGAAGTGTACAGCGGCATTGCGATATTCAACGCCCTGCGCCATAGCCAGGCCGACATCCGCATTTATGTGGATGGCATCGCTGCCAGCATGGCCAGCGTGATAGCCCTTTGCGGCAAACCTGTAGAGATGAGCAAATATGCCCGTCTGATGCTGCACAGTGTGAGCGGCGGGTGCTATGGCAACAAACAGGACCTGCAGCGCTGCATGGAAGAGATAGAAAGCCTGGAGGGCAGCTTGAGCGAAATCTATGCCGAGCGGCTGGGCATGAGCCAGGAAGAAGTAAGACAGACCTATTTTGACGGTGAAGACCACTGGCTGACTGCCCAGGAAGCCCTGGACCTCGGTTTCATAGACGGTATCTATGATGCAGACCCCGTGCCGGCCGACAGTACGCCGGCACAGATATATACTTTATTCAATAACCGGCTCATTGAGCCACAAAACAACAGAGAAGACATGAATCTGGAAGACGTAAAGAAACGCCCGCGCTTCAAGGACTGCGCGAGTGATGCGGATGTGTTCCGCCTGATGGACCAACTGGAGGAAGAGGCCGGCAAGGTACCTATCCTTACGAAAGAGAACACCGACCTGAAGGCGAAGGTGAAGACGTACGAAGACAAGGCTGCCGCCGAAGACCTTGCCGCCCGCAAGCAGCTGCTTGACGCAGCCGAGCAAGACGGCCGCATTGATGCGACCACCCGACCCATCTACGAAAACCTTTTGGCCAACGACCGTGAGAACGGCGAAAAGGCCCTGGCCCAACTGCCGGTGAAGCGCCGTGTGATGGAAGACCTGCATCTGGAACCGAACGGAGATGAAAGTCCCTGGGCCAAGCGCATGCGAGAAATTAAGGACAAACGTAAAAAGTGATTGAACTATGGCAATAATTGTAAGAAACACGAATTACAGCGGCGAGGTACTGGAACAGTTGCTGACGCTTGCCGCAACGAGCAATGAGATTGTGGAAAAGGGGCTGATCATGGTGATTCCCGGTGTGGAGAAGAAAATCAGCCTGCCGCGCCTGAAGACCGGCAAGATGCTCCAGAAGCGCAAGGAGAACCCCGGTGTGGATGATTCGAAGGGCAACTTCAACTACGACGAAAAGAGCCTTGACCCGGTGGACTTCATGGCCTTTACCGTATTTAACCCCCGCACGTTCGAGAACATCTGGCGCAAGTGGCAGCCGAAGGGCAACCTGGTATTCTCGGAACTTCCGCCCGAAGCGCAGAACGCCCTGCTTGCCGAGCTGGCCAAACAGGTGCAATTTGAACTGGGTGACCACTATGTGAACGGCGAATATGGGGATGATGACGACCACCTGTTTAACGGCATCCTGACCCAGATGGCCAAGGATACTGAGGTGATTGTGGTGGACAGCGCAGAATCGACCATGCTGGGCAGACTGAAAGCTATGCGTGCGAAGATTCCTGTAGCCATCCGCAACAACCCGGACCTCCGCATCCTGATGAGTGTGAACGACTTTGACAAGTATGACGACGAACTGACCCAGCGCGAGGCCAAGAACACGAGCGAAACCGACGTGAATGCCCGCCGCTACAAGGGCATTACCATAGAGACGCTTGCCGCCTGGCCCGATGATCTGATTGTGTGCACCCTCTGTTCGCCCGATGCCGGCGGCAACCTGTTTGCGGCTGTGAACCTGCAGGACGATGAAGACGTGATTCAGATTGACAAGATTTCGAACGCGAGCGAACTGTACTTCTTCAAGATGCTGATGAAGGCTGACACGAACATTGCCTTCGGCGAAGAAGTGGTGGTGCTGGACAAGCGAAGCAACCCCGTGTTCAAGGCGAGCGAGAAGAAGATTTCAGTTGATCCTGCCAGTGTGACCCTTGAGGCAACCGGTGGCAGCGAGGAGGTGACTGTGACCGCGAGTGGAGAATATGAGATTGGCAGTGCCCCTGCCGGCTTCAAGGTGGAAGCGACGGATAACGGTGTGAAGATTTCGGCCGGTGCAAACAGTGGCAGTCAGAAAACCGGTACGCTGACCCTTACACTCAATGCCGACCGCAGCAAGACGGCCAAGATTACCATTACCCAAAACCAGAAAGGATAAGATGATATGGCAAAGTTGAAGTATCTGGTAATTCATTGTACGGCAACCCCGGAGGGGCGTGAGGTATCATCGGCGGACATCCGGAAGTGGCACACTTCGCCCGTGAACCAGGGCGGCCGAGGCTGGAAACAGGTGGGCTATACCGACCTGTTCCACCTGCAGGGCGGTGTGGAACGACTGGTGAACAACAACGAGGATGCGCAGGTGGATCCGTGGGAAGTGACGAACGGCGCGAAGGGATACAACAGCGTGAGCCGCCACATTGTGTATGCCGGCGGTGTGGCCAAGGACGGCAAGACCCCGAAGGACACCCGCACCGGCTGCCAGAAAAAGGCACTGGAGAAGTATGTGAAGGACTTCCACCGCAGATTCCCGGATGTGCGCATTGTGGGACACAACGAGCTGGCGGCCAAAGCCTGCCCCAGCTTTGATGTACAGAAATGGCTGAAAGAAATAGGTATTAACCAATAATAAAAGAAACAATCAATGAAACGAATTATGTTGTTTATGATGCTGATGCTCGGTGCGGTATCGGCTGTGATGGCCCAAGGGACCGATGTTCCGGCAACGGACTATGACGCAATGATTGGCACCTTTGCCGGTTTTGCAGCCGGTGTGGTGGTGCTTACCGAAGGTTTGAAGGGCTTGTTCCCTAATATGAAAGGCTGGGTGACGCAGCTGGTGAGCTGGTGTGTGGGCCTGGTATGCGTGATGCTGCTGTGGTGGCTTGATGCGGGGTTTGTGAGTGATGTGAGCTGGGACATTGCCTTGCTGTATGGCTTTGGTGCCTCGCTTGTGGCCAACGGCGTGGCTGACACGGGACTGGTGCAGTGGGTTATCGGGTTATCCCGCAAGAAACGCGAGGAAGCAGCATAAAAGGTTGACTGACTAAAAAACGGGTGGTATGGATTTAAGCGAGATCATGAACATCATACTTAGCGGCGGCCTTGTGGGCACTGCAGCGGCCATCGGGTCATTGCGTGCCACGGTGAGAAAAGCGAAAGCGGAAGCGATGAAGGCCGAAGCCGACGCGGAGGGTGTGCGTGTGGACAACGCGGAACATGCCACCCGCGTTTTGGTAAGCAACATTGTGGTACCCTTAAAAGAAGAACTGAATGCAACGAGAAAAGACCTGCAGGCCAACAAACGTGAGATGGCGCGACTGCGCAAGGCGATTGACACTGCCAACAGTTGCCGCCATCATGATGACTGTCCTGTGCTTGGCGGGCTGCGCAAGCAGCAGGAAGAGCACGACGGTGGAGAAGACACAGACGGAAACGGCAAGTGCCGACAGCGCGAGCGGAAGCCGACGGGCGGGACTGGTGATGGCGGGGATACCGGCGAGTGCGGTGAAGCTGACGATACCGGCGGACAGCCTCCGTAAACTTCCTGACGGGGCGGTGTATCGCGGGAAGAGCGGCCAGGCCAACCTGACCGTAGGGACTGACGGCAAGGGTAACCTTGTGGCCGAAGCTTCGTGTGACAGCCTGCAGCAGCTGGTGCTGTGGTATGAAGAAGAGCTGACACGCATTCGGAGCGAGACCCAGAGTGAAACTTCGAATGACGTTCAAATGGAAGAAAAACGCCCTCCGAACCGGGTATGGACGTTTATGACAGGTGTATTGGCCGGCCTGTTGGCCGGTGTGTTATTAACCCTCAAAGTAAAAAGACAATGAACAAGAATTTTATTTATGGCATAGCCAGCGTGAAGTTTGGCGAAGCGCTTGTGGGCTACATTGAGAAAGGCAGCTGGGACTGGGGCGGCCAGAAGCCGGAGAGTGTGGACATTGAGGCAGAACAGGTGCCGGATGCCCCGGTACTGACCCTGCTGCAGAAGAACGGCACGGTGAGCCCCACGTTTAACCTGATTCAGCTGGACTACAAGAACCTGAAGGCGGTGCTTGGCGGCAAGCTGAGCCCGAATGACGAAACCCCCACCTCGTGGGAGGCTCCGGAGGAACTGATTCAGCTTTCGGGCAAGTGGGAAATCAAGTTTGTGAGCGGTCAGACGATGACGATACCCAACGGTGTGATTCTGGCCAACCTTGGCGGCAAGCTGACGCTGACGGAAGTGTCGAAGGTGGAATGCCAGCTGAAGATTAACAAGCCAACGGAAGGCGGTGCTCCGTATAAGATTGCCGATGCCGGCTAAAATGTGGTGGCGATGGACAACCGATTGGAACAACTGATAGAAATGGAGTGTGCGGATGCGCTGCTGGACAGCGGCGTGTCCGTTCCTCTTAAAAGGTGGAAGCTCCCCTGGCTGAAAAGTCCGTTGGAGGTGCGTGTGACGATGAAGCGCCCGCGGCTGCGCGGACAGATTCTGCTGGCGAGGGAATACCTGAAGATGGGTGTTGAACCCGGGTGGCAGCCGAAGGACAAGATCGAGGAACTAAACTTTGTAGCGGAACATGGCAAGGCTGTGAGCCGTCTGCTGGCCTATACGGTGTGTCGGGGCTATGTGTCGCGACATGTAGGCATTGGGGTGACGGCGTGGGTGCTTCGGAACTTTGTGGAGTGGCGCTATCTGACGGCTATGTTCCGGACATTCGAGCGTCTGATGGGCACGAAGGATTTTATGCGTATTATCAGCTCGGCGGCGCGGGCGAACCCGATGACCCCGAGACTGAGCCAGGCAAGGATGGGGAGTTAAGAACCCGGTATGAAGGTTCCCATAGCCCTTTCGGTTTCGTGTGGCAGATAGCGAGTGCAACGGGCTGGAGTGTGGACTACATCCTGGACGGTGTGAACTACCAGACGCTGATACTGATGCTGAGCGACGCGCCGCGGTATGTGCGGCAGAAGGGAGGCAGCGTAACGAGCGACCGCCCCATGACGCAGAGCGCCGAGGATGAGGCGAACGATATAGTAGGATTTTTTCAAAGCAAATTGGAATGAGTAAACCTGTAGAAGTTGAATTTTTAATGAAGGACAACCTCACCCCTGGCATGAATAAAGCCGAGTGTGAGGCACTGGAACTGCGTAATACCGTCAGGCTGCTGGAGGCTGAACTGGAAAGGCTGCGCCTTGCCGGAGAAACAGCTGCGCCCAATCTGGACCAGAGTGCCAATATCGCGCAGATCCATGCGCTGGAGAAGCAGCTTGAGGAATTGCGAAGCCAGTTGAAACTGCTGCAGGAGGAATCAGAATCGGTACAGGTCACTCCTGCAGATGTACCCAATGCACAGCGCCAGTTCAACGGGCTGCACAACAGCATCCAGCAGATGGCTCGTGAAATGCCTTCCTTGGCCATGGGGCCGCAAATGTTCTTCATGGCTATATCCAACAACCTGCCGATTTTTACGGACGAACTGGCCCGTGCCCGCAAAGAATACGATGAGCTGCAGAAGTCCGGCAAGAAAGGCACCCCGGTATGGAAGCAGGTTCTTTCCTCACTTTTTTCCTGGCAGACGGCCATGACCACCGGCATCATGCTGCTGGTAATGTACGGTGACGAAATCTGGGATTGGACGAAAGACCTGTTCAGTGCCAAAAAGGGTGTGGATGAATTCAACATATCGCTGAAGGAAATGACCGAGATAGAGAAGGACGGACGTGCCCAGATGGTGCGTACCCGCTTTGAGCTGAAATCGGTTATCAATGAAATAAAGAACTTCACCGGAAGCAAGGAACAGGAAAAGGCCAAGGTGGAGGAACTGAACCGCAAGTACGGGGAATCTTTCGGGTATTATAAAACACTTTCCGAATGGTATGATACCCTTATCCAAAAGAGCGAGGACTATGTACAGGTTCTGCTGCACCAGGCCAATGTCCAGAACCTTGTAAAAAAAGCTGCAGAAGCCGATGAAGAGGTGAATAAAATCAAGGCGCAGAAACCGGAAGAGGCAGAAAGCGCCATGGGCTTTTTCGGGAAATGGGGACAATATATCATACAGTCCAACATGGCAGAATCCGGGCAGTTCTATGACGCACAGGCTGCCATTAAGAAACATGATCAGGAAGCTTATGACATACTGTTGAAAAATGCCGAAAACAAACGAGACGGTTATCTGAAAAAAGCGGAGGACGAGGTAAAAAAGGCCGCAGAAGCAGCCAAAAAAGGAAATATCGGTGGGCATACCGACCCTAAGCAGTTCGGGAAGAATCCGGAAGCGGAAGCCAAGCAACGGCTGGCCACAGAGCGCAGGCTGGCGAAGGATCTTGCCGCCCTGCAGGCCGAGAACCGGAAGGAAGAAATAGACCGTATGAAAGACGGCACCGATAAGAAACTGGCACAAATCGAATATGACTATAACGCGCGAAAAGAAGAAATTAACCGGCAGGAAGCCGACTGGAAGCGTGAGAACAAGGAAGCCGGCATATCCACCGGAGATAACGGACTTACCCGGGAGCAACAGGATGAACTTGAAAAAGCCCGTGCCTCAAACACCGCGTCCCGGAAAAAAGCGGAGGCGGACGTGTACAGGGAAGAGGCGGAAGCCATGCGTGACTATCTGAAGGAATACGGTACTTTCCAACAGCAGAAACTGGCCATCGCTGAAGAATATGCCGAGAAAATACGCAAGGCACAGTCCCAGGGAGAAAGGCTGACTTTGGAGAAGCAGCGTGATGCGGCTGTGCACAAAGTGGACATGGAAGCCCTTACCCAGAAGATAGACTGGGGAGCAGCGTTTGGGGATTTGACCGGTCTGCTTGCAGACCAGATGAAGAACCTGCTTGGCGAGCTTAAACAGTATGTCAAGACAGATGAGTTCAAAAAATCAGGAGCCGCAGACCAGCAGGTCGTTTACGATGCCATTGAACGTATTCAAAGCATGCTCCCCGGTGGCAACGGGACATTGGATTTTGCCCGGCTGCAAACGCAGATGCACGCTTTGGGGGATGCCGTAACACGCGTGCAAAATGCGGAACTGCAGCAGGAAGCGGCATTCGCCCGGTTAAAAGCGGCGCAGACCGATTACAACAAGGCTATTGAAAGCGGTAACCAGGCAGAAATAGAACGTACCAAAATCGCTCTTCAAATGGCCCAATCGTCCAGCGTTTCAGCTGACGAAGAATACCTGAACGCCACCTCTGAAATGAAGGCGCTTGCCGGGGAGGTGAAAAGTGCCTCCCAGGACACGGTTGACGGGTTGAACATGGTATCCGACGGGTTGCACGGTTTTGCAAGCGGAACCTTGCAGGGATCGTTTGAAGGAATCCAGAACATGCTTACCGGTCTTTCAAAACTGAACATCGGAGGCAAGGTCGGTGATGCCATCAGTCAGATGTCCGAGACCCTGTCAAGTGCCGGAGTCATCGGGCAGATCATATCGGCCATTCTCTCCATACTGGATTTGCTGAAAGACGGTATCGGCCCGATTATCTCATCATTGATAGACACCATTTTCAATGCGATAACCGGAATACTCGACAATATCCTCAGCGGAGACCTGTTCAAACAGATAGGCGGTTCCCTTGTGAAAGGTATCGGAGGACTGCTGAACACGGTGTCTTTCGGAGGTTTCAACAAACTGTTTGGCATCGGCGGAAACGCCAGGGAAGTGCAGGCTGCTATTGATCGTCTTACAGACCGGAACGAGAAACTGCAGACTTCCATCGAAGACCTGACCGATACCATCAAGGCAAGCAAGGGGACAAAATCGGTGGAAGCTTACCGGGATGCTTACAAATACCAGAAAGAGACGAATGCAAACTATCTGCAGATAGCGAAGGAACAGGCACGCTACAGCGGCAGTCACCACAGCTGGAACTACTACTGGGGCGGTTTCAACCAGGCACAGATAGACAAACTGAGCGGACAGATTGGCCGACAGTGGGACGGGAACCTGTGGAGCCTGAGCCCGGAGGAGATGAAGGCGCTGCGCAGCAACGTGGACATGTGGACGCAGATACAGAACACCGGCAAGGGCGGCTATGGCGGGCGACTGACCGAGAAACTGGATGACTACATAGCGCAGGCCGGCAAGCTGGAGGAACTGACCGACCAGCTGTATGAAGGGTTGACCGGTATTTCATTCGACGGGATGTACAGCAGCTTCATCGACAATCTGATGAACATGAAGTACGGTGCCAAGGATGCGGCGGAGGATATATCCGAGTACTTCATGCGGGCGATGCTGAGCAACAAGATCGGTGAGATGTACAGCGACAAACTGAAAGGCTGGTGGGAGAAGTTCGGCAAGGCCATGGAGGACAACGAACTGACCGAGGCGGAACGGAACGCGCTGATGGAAGAGTACATGCAGTATGTGGACGAAGCCCTTGCCCTGCGTGACAACCTGGCGGCAGCCACGGGCTACGACAAGACCGAAGCCGGCGGTACCAGCCAGAGTGCGAAAGCGGGCGGCTTTACGGCCATGACGCAGGACCAGGGGACGAAGCTGGAGGGCATGTTCACCAGCGGGTTGCAGCACTGGAGCAGCATGGATGACCGGCTGGAAAGCGTGGTGGAGAAGATGGACACGGCTGAAGGGCATCTGGCCCGGATAGCCGAGAACACCGGTGTGAGCGCCGGACACCTGGGCGAACTGAAGGAAGTGATAAAGAAAATGATACGTGACGGACTAAAAGTGAAGTGATATGGGCAATATACTGAGCGGACTGGTGCTGGTGAACGGCACGGACATCTGGACGGAATACGGCGTGTTCCTGGTGGAAGACCGGCGCGGGGGCATGGAGAACCTGACGGCCATCCTGACCCCGAGCAAGGCCAAGAAGGATACGGCTGTGGACATACGGGAAGAGCACGGGGAAAAATACAGCCCCGTGCTGACCTCACGGAATGAAGCGCGTGACGTGACGCTGCACTTTGCGCTGTACAACAAGACCCAGGCAGGCTGGATGAAGCAGTACTTTGCCTTTGTGAATTTCCTGAAGCAAGGGAAGGACGGCTGGCTGGAGATCCGTTTCCCCCAGCTGGATCTGCAGCTGCGGGTGAAGTATGCCGACTGTACGAAGTTCACCCCGCTGACCTACCTGTGGACGGAAGGTGTGCATGCCGGAAAGTTCCGGGTAAAGTTCCGGGAGCCGAAACCGATTATATAACCATTTAAATGACGTTCAAATATGCTTCTAACGATATATGACAAAGCCGGAACCAAGCGTGCGGACGTGGCTGTGAACGACAGCTCGACGCAAAGCAAGGAGGTGCAGGGAGACAATGTGCTTTCCCTGTCGTTCAGCTACTATGATTTTCTGCCCCTGGACGTGAACGACTACACGGACTATCTGGGCGAACGGTACTGGCTGACGGAACGCTACACGCCGAAGCAGGTGAACGAGGGCGAGTGGGACTATGACCTGAAGCTGTACGGCGTGGAGAGCCTGATCAAGCGGTTCCTGGTGCTGGAAACGACGGACGGGGACACCAACCCCCTGTTCACCCTGACGGCCACGCCTCGCGAGCATGTGGCGATGGTGGTGAAAGCCATCAATGACGGCATGGGCCACACGACCGACTGGAAGGTGGGTACGGTGGAAGGTGCGGAGCTGATCACGATAGACTACGAGGGCATGTACTGCGACGAAGCGCTGAAAGCCATCGCGGAAAAGGCCGGCGGCAAGGTGGAATGGTGGGTTGAGGGGCAGACTGTGAACGTGTGCCGCTGCGAACACGGGGAAGAAATAGCCCTGGGCTACGGCAAGGGGCTGACCTCGCTGGAAAGAGACACCAGCAACACGGCCAAGTTCTACACCCGCCTGTTCCCGATAGGTTCGACCCGCAACATCGATGCGGAGAAATACGGCAGCCCGAGATTGATGCTCCCCGGCGGCAAGAAGTACATCGAGCAGGGCGTGGAGGAATACGGCATCTATGACCATTACGAGCAGGAAGCCTTCAGCGGTATCTACCCCCACCGGGTGGGTACGGTGAGTTCGGTGCGCAGCGAGGAGGTGACGGACGATGAGGGGAAGAAATTCACCATCTATTACTTCCGTGACGGGGGGCTGAACTTTGACCCCAACCTGTACGAGCTGGCCGGCGAAACCAAGCGTGTGTCGTTCCAGACGGGCGACCTGGCCGGACTGGGAGAAAGCGATGACCACTACTTTGAGGTGAACTACGACAGTGCGGCAAGGGAATTTGAACTGATTACCATCTGGCCCTACGATGACGACACCCAGCTGCCGGGCGGCAAGCTGGTGCCCCGAGCAGGCGATACCTATATCCTGTGGAACATCCGGATGCCGGATGAGTATTACCGGCTGGCCGAAGAGGAATTTGCGGCAGCGGTTGAGGAGTACAACCGGGACCACTGGCTGGACATTGCCGCCTACAAAGCTCCGACAGACCCGGTGTACATGGAGGAGCACGGCATCGACCTGTTTGTGGGCAGACGCGTGAAGCTGGAGAGCCGGAAGTATTTTCCGGAAAAAGGCTACCGGCAGAGCCGTATCACCAAAATCAGCCGCAAGGTGAACGAACCCGGGCAGATGGACATCGAGATAAGCGATGCGCTGCAGGTGGGCAAGTTTGACAAGGTGACGGACAGCATCGGTGCGCTGAAAAGCTATACGAAATCAAAGACGGAAGGCGCTGCCCTTCCGGACATCATACGAAGCTGGGACAAGACGCTGCCCACGGACAACAACCTGTTTTCCGCCCGGCGCAGCCAGAAAGAGTTTTTGAGCAAGAACCAGCCGGACACGGCCAAAGAGCCCATCCGCTTTCTGAAAGGTGTGAGCTTTGGCGAGGCTGCCGGCGGCAAGCCCTGCGGCAGCGTGGACGGTGAGGGCAATGCCGAGTATCTGACTGCCGTGATCCGCGAACTGCTGCGCAGCACGGAGTTTGTGGACGGGCTGACCGGTGAGGGCTGGCAGCTGTGGATTGACCAGCTGACCGGACTGACGAACCTGACGGTGGACAAAGTGACTGCCCGGCAAAGCCTTGTGGCACTGGAACTGCTGATCGAGCAGGTGCGCAGCGTGTGCGGCCAGCTGGTGGTGTCGGCAGCCAACGGCAAGATCAAGGACGTGGTGAAACAGGGTGACAACTACCGCATCGTGTTTGAACAGGAATCGGGCTTTGTGGCTCATGACCTGATGCGCTGTGCGGTTACAGGCGGAACGAAGCTCAAAGCCTACTGGGTGGAGGTGGCCTCGGTGATAGCCGGCGGGGTGCTGGTTCCGGTGAGCGAGTTTGGCGGGGTGAAGCCGGAGGCAGGCGATGAATGCGTGCTGATGGGCAACACGGAAAACCCACTCCGGCAGAACCTTATATCCATTGCTGCCACGGAGGACGGGCAGCCCCGTATCGACATCCTGGACGGTGTGAAGGCCAAGAACTTCAACGGTTGCCTACGCTGCCGGCTGGGCAAGCTGGACGGCATCAAGAGCAGCGCTTTCCCGGCAGACAACCAGCCGAAAGGGAACGGCCTGTATGCCGATAACGTGTGGCTGAAGGGTACGTTTGTGCTGATGACCGGCGAGGACATCCTGACACGGTTTGAGATAACTGAGGGCAAAATCCATTCGGCCGTGGAAGGCTTGCGCAAGGAAATACGCGAAGACCAGAGCTATCTGGACAACAGCAGTTTTGCCGACGGCATGGACAAATGGAAGACGGGCAGCAAGGCTACGCTGTTCACCCTGGGCGGACGCTGGATCTGGGCGAACGGCGGTCCTTACGGTACGAAGCCGGACGGGCATGCCGAGATACGGACCGACGGCAAGGTGCCTTATGCCTATATCCGAAACAATTACATCATGCAGAAACTGGAGGACTTCCGGCTGGTACCGGAGTACCGGCAGACGAACAGCCAGGGCGAACGGGTGCCCGGCGTGGTGTATCTGTCCTTCAGTTACCGGGTAGTCAAGGCCGGAAGGCTGAAAATAGAATTTGTGGGTGCTGACAAGACCGGGTTTGAGAACTTCAACATGTTCGGCCATGAAGAGGACCTGCCCGTTGGCGGTGAGAAGATGTTCACGCTGGACGGACTATGGAACGGAACAGGCGACTTCAAGCTGTCGTTCACGGGCGTGATTTACATTTCGCTACTGGTGTTCAGTACCAACAAGGCAGACGCACTGGCCTATAAGTACCGGACGCTGTTTGAACAAAGCGACCGGCTGGTGAAGATTTCGGCCGCGGTATTTGACAAGGACGGTGAAGCACTGAAAGAAACCGGGCTGGTGATCAAGCCGGAAGGTGCGGGGCTGTATGCCCAGGATGCCAGCGGCAAGGTGGCCCTTATCGGAGTCAGTGTGGAAGAAACAGACGAATACGGCAAGCCCGTGAGCAAAATCAAGCTGACAGCCGACCATATACAGCTGGAGGGACTGGTGACAGCCAACGGAAACTTCAGGATTTTAGAAGACGGTAGTATTGAAACAAAGAATGGTAAGTTTACCGGAGAAATTGACGCAAACACCGGAAAGATAGGCGGGTTCAGCATTTCGTATGGTCACATCGGAATTGACCGGGAAGGAGACCGCAACGGCATGTATCTTTTTGATACGATGATAGGATTCAACGGTGATGAGATGCAATCCATTATCGGCACCTGGTCAGATTTAGGAACCCCTCTGTTGGGGAGATTCATCAATACACGAAACGATTATACGAATTATGGGCTGATATTTAACGTGTCTGGTAGCTTGAGCAATCGAAACTATGCGTTTTTAGGTACGGGAGACGGTATATTGAAAGGCGTTGTGGAAGGCTTCAGGCTGAACTGGATTTCTTTCGATAAAGAAAACGAAGCCAAATATGTCAATCTGAATAAAGGGAAATATGTGGAAGTAAACGGTAGTTATAACAATTGCGTGTTGATGCTTCCCCGCCTGCCGGATTTGCGTACGGCTTTGGGATTGGGTACCCAATCCACTGAAGATATGGCAGTCAGGTTGACTGTGGTAAAGCGCAGCGGAGTGAATGTGAAAGTTTACGGCAGAACAAATAAGATAACAATAAACGGTAATTCTGTGGACAATGATGAACATCCCTATCTGCGAGACAACAATTTTGGGAATACCCAATATTGGGAGATTGGCAACGGGGATACAGTTGAATTCCTGCTGACCTTCAGCGGGAATGAATATAATGCCTATACAGTGAGTATTCATCGATAAAACTATACGAGTATGAAATTGAACTTTAAAGAATTCAGCATTCCTTCCGGAATCAGCAAAAGGAACTGGCAGATTACAGACGTGCGTGAACAGGTGGCAGACCTGCTCTATACCCATGCAAACGGCATCAAGGCCCATCGGCTGGCCTTCAAGATACTGGACAGTACCGGTGACGAGGAATACAGCACCGAGGAAACCGGCATGGTGCGGTATGTGATAGAACAGTTTTGCCTGCCCTGTGTGATAGACGGACTGAACGAACTGCTGCGTGCAGGAAACGATAAAAACGAATGAGTATGGCAGAAATGACGCAAGAAGAACTGGTTCAGGAAGTGCTGGACCGTGTGCTCCAGTCCTCTACCGGCGTGGAGGACCTGGAAACCGTCACCTCGCTGAGCGGTGTGAAATCACTGCCCGGCGAGAAGGACGGCAAGATGGTAAACGTCCCCCTGGAGCTGATAGGGAAGCCTGCGAGCGATGCCGCCGCCCGAGCCGAGGCTGCCGCCAAGAAAGCGGAAGGAGCCGTAGCCGGGCTGGAGGAAAAGACCCAGGCCGCCACGGAAGCCGCTACCAAGGCCAACGAAGCGGCATCCAAGGCAGAAAATGCCGCTGCCAAGGTGGAACAGACTACGGCAGCAGCCGTCGGCGGGGCTACTGCACGCTTTTCATCATGGATGGAAACAGGCAACGTTTTACCTGACAAAAGTACCAAGCCGGGCGGCAACGTGGTGTATGTGGCCGGTGCCGGGAAATTTGCCTACCACATGGACTCCACCCTGTACGGGGACTGGGACGTGGCGGGAGTACCCCCTGCCGGCATGTTCATGAATGCGGACCGGACAGCCATCCTGCCGGACAAGCTTTACCTGCTGGGCGATGCCATATATACCGGCACGGGAGGCGCTCTGAAACTAATGGCCTACCGGCATGAGGTGATGAGCGAGGAAGCCTATGAGGCACTGCAGGACAAGGATGCGAATACGCTGTATCTGATATATGAGGAGGAGTGACGATGATAACCAAAGGCGGTAAGGAAATAACGGCTGCGTATGTGGGAAAACGTGCCCTGTCGGCTCTCTATGCCGGTGCAAGGCTGGTATGGTCCGCAATAAGCAGCTGCTTCGGACTTGGCTATTGGAAAGGCGACGAGCCGTGGAACGGATCGGACGCATGGAACGGTAGCAGTAAAACTGATAAATGAATAATTATAATGGGATAGTATTATGGCAAAAAGGAAAATAAGCGGAATCATCAACGCGACTGAACATCCGATGAATCTTGAAACACCATGGAACCAGAAACAGACGGACGGCACCTATCATGCCTATGCCGGGGACGATGTAGAAGCGTTTCTGAAGAAAGAGCTGTCAAACCGTACCCCTACCGAGGAACTGGTGAGCGGCGAGACGAAGCCCCCTACATCCGGAACGGTGTTTGATGCAATGGTGGGTACGGTGACGGACGTGGATGTGCAGGACAGCGAGGACGGCACCCAATACGTGATGACCGTCAAGCAGAAGGATAACCAGGGCGGCGAAAGCTCGAAGGAAGTACGCTTTTCGAAGTACACCGACGACGACAAGGTGGTGGTGAACATTGACCTGACGGACAGCGGCGGTGCGGGACTTCCCCCGCAGCAGTACCTGGCACTGGGAAGCGGCTTTGTGGTGAAATACTCCGTGGGCGTGGGTACTGCCGGTGGCGGTACGGTGGACGGCTACAGCGACCTGAAAGCCCGCGTGATTGTGAAACGCGGTTCGACCGTGATCAGTGAGTTTCAGGATGCGGAGTTTGTGGGTGTGACAGCCGGACAGGCTTATACCTTTGACGCTTCGCCCTACCTGACGGATGCCACCGCCTATACCGTGCAGGTGGAGGCACAGGCTACCTACCAGGGCGGCACGCTGATGAAGACGGCCACGGCCAAGGTGACCATGGTGGCCATGGCGCTGGAGACTACCTACTCGGTGGGCAACGGACTGGCTGACGGCGGGTACCGGAACGACGTGAACATCCCCTTTACGGCCAAGGGTACGAGCGGCGAGAAGAACATCTACTACCGCGTGAACGGCGGACAGGCTTTTACCCTCGGTCTTTCTGCCGGCAGCGGTGTGCAGCAGAAGAACGTGACCATCCCGCTGACGCAGATGCAGGAAGGGACGAACGTGGTGGAAGCCTACGCACAGCATGAGAACTCCGGTGTGGTGAGCCAGGTGCATTACATTACGCTGCCGAAGGCAGGCAGCGGTGTGACGGCCTATGCGGGCATGATGTTCAGCCACCGGGCTGCGGGATTCCAGCGCGACTGGCAACGCCCGGTGCTGGAGGCAGAGCAGTTCACGGCATGGAGCTTTTCGTATGCCGGTTATGACCGCGATGTGTACACGGCCCGCGTGAAAGTGACCAATCAGGGCAGTGTGGTGAAGGAAGACCTGCTGCAGCGCGGCGAGACCGGCAGCTACGGGCGGACGAACGTGAACGTGGAACCGCTGGACTACCGCGTGTCGTGCGGTGATGCCGTGCTTGAGGTGAAGGTGAACACGACATCGCACCCCGACATTGAAGCCACGCTGGCACCGGATGCGGTGTGTACGTTTGATGCCTTCGGGCGAAGCAACACGGAAAACAACCCGGCCAGCTGGGTGAGCGGTGACAAGCGCATGGAGTTCCGGGACGTGCTGTGGAGCGTGAACGAATACGGGGCAGGAAGCGGCTGGCACAAGGACCGCCTGCTGCTGGCCGGCGGTGCTGGCATGACCCTGACCGCCGACGGAGGATACCGCCCCTTCAACGAAGCGGACAAGCCGGAGGGATTTGCCATCCGTGACGTGGGCATGACGCTGGAGATTGAATACAGCACGGCCAACGTGACGGACACGAATGCCGAGCTGATCACCTGTCTGGGACAGCTGGACAACGGCAACCGGTACGGGCTGATTGTGACCCCGGAAGAGGCCAAGTTCCTGACCGGTGTGGTGACCGAGGCGATGGATGCCGGACAGGTGCTGCGCTATGAGGACTCGGTGGGTACGAAGTTCCAGCCGGGCACGAATATCCGCATTACCTACGTGTTCTACCCGAACGTGCAGACGAACGAACAGCGCACGCTGATTGGCTTCTATGTGAACGGTGAAGAATCGGCAGCTTCCAAATGGCTGGACAAGGTGAACTTCAACATCCAGAGCCAGCTGGAGTTCAAGTCAACGGGTGCGGACCTGAACGTGAAGAGTGTGCGCATCTACAACAAGGCGCTGACCTCGGACGAGGTGCTGAACAACTACATTGTGGACCGCAACCACCTGGAGGATGCCGACGGGGAACCGGGCGTGCGTTCGCTGGATGAGGACAACCGCGTGCTGAACGAGGGGGACACGGTGAGCATGGAGAAACTGATGGGACTGATGAAGAAACGCCGGAACTCGATCCTGGTACTGATAGGCACGGGCAGCGTGGGCAGTGAAGTGCCGAGCGAGAGCGACACGCTGAATGTGATGGATGCGCTGGCCCAGCTGAACAACAAGAAGGCCAACAAGCTGTGCCGGGAAGTGAGATTCTACAACGGCGAGAACCGGGCGCTGGACTGGATAGCCCGTGACATATATCTGCGCATCCAGGGTACCAGTTCGGTGAACTATGCCCGCAAGAACCTGCGCTTCTACTTCCAGAAGACAGCCAGCGGATATACGGCACGGATGAGCTACGGCGAGATAGACGGCAACGGACAGCAGAGCAACCCGACAGCAACGGAGGGCAAGAAGAACCTGTTCCGGCTGCGGGGCAACTCGGTGGGTGCGAAACTTGCCTGTGCGAAGTGTGACTTTTCCGACTCCTCCATGACGACCAACACGGGCGGTGCGAAGTTCATTCATGACGGCATGAAGGAGATGGGTATCCTGACCCCGGCCCAGCAGTATGCCGCCGACCATGCAGATACGTGCAAGGAAGATATACGCTCGGCCATTGACGGCTTGCCCTGTGACCTGTTTGTGGCCAAGAGTGTGGACGAGGACCTGACCTATTACGGCCAGTACAACATGAACAACGAGAAGAGCGACAGCTACCCGATATTCGGCCAGGACAAGACTATCGGCGGCGAGCAGTGGGGAACCGGCGACACCCTGAACTACCTGCAGGCGAACGGCGACCAACTGAAGGAATACCTGCCCATCTGCATCGAGACGCTGAACAACTCGAATGACCTGTGCCTGTTCCGCTGGCTGCCGTCCACGGAACCTGACCATACGGACTTCATGGATTTCAACTTTGACGGCGGTTTCGAGTTCAACCACCCGAAAGACGTGTTCTGGAACGACGGCGGTGGCGATGCCGAAGAAGAACCGAACATCAAGGAACACTTGGGCACCGGTGACAAGTATGACAAGATGTACAAGGCCCTGGACCGCATGATGAGCTTCCTTTACAGATGTGTGAAGGAAACGCCTGCCGGCAAGAATCTGACCTATAACAAGGAGTCGCACACGTTTGACGGGGTGGACTATGAGGATGACGGAAACAAGTTCCCGACCGCCAAGTGGGCAAGCCCGACCTTCAGAAAGGAAGCCGGGAAGTATTTCAACCTGCCCAACCTGGCTGCCTACTACCTGTATGTACAGTTCAACCTGGGTGTGGACCAGCTGGCAAAAAACATGCTGGTGCGGACGTGGGACGGTGTGATGTGGTGGATAACCTATTACGACGGGGACTGCCAGCTGGGTTCGGACAACAAGTCGTTCCTGACCGGGAAGTATGACGACAACCGGCAGACGAAGCGCGACGGGGCCTATGTGATGCAGGGGCACAACAGCTGGCTGTGGAACCTGATACTGGGCAACATGGGCAATCTGCTGGAGGAAGTGATGACCAAGGGCGTGAACGGCGGAACCAGCTTCATGAGTGCCTTCAGTATCCAGAAAGCCATTGACCACTTCGATACTGAGCAGATGAAGAAGTGGTGCTCACGCCTGTACAACAAGTCCGGTATCTTCAAATACATCTACCCGTTCCTGAACGAAATGCCAGTGGGTGCGGACGGCGCGAAACAGACCTATCCGCAGATCTACGGTCTGAAGGGTTCGTTGAAAGCGCACCGGAACTACTTCATCCAGCGCCGGTACGATCTTAAGCAGGTAGAATATGGCTATGTATCCACCTTGGGCGCGCAGTTCTACCAGTCCACTGCCTCGCTGGACAAGGCTTATAAACTGAAACCGATGCAGTACCGACTTACCATCCCGTACCGTGTGCAGTTATCTACCAGCAATGGCGTACAGGCTGACAGCGGTGTGGTGGATGCGGACGTGCTCCATTCCCTGCAGCTGGTCCGTGCCTTCGGTGAGAACGACCCGCTGAAGATTGTGGGCGCGGCCAAAATCAAGGAGCTGGTGTGGCATGAGGACGCGTTCGCCATCGGATTCAATTTCGGCTTGCTTACCTCATTGGTTAAACTTGACATGAGCGTGGAGAAAGCCAGCGGGTACCGGAACGGCTCGTTCATGGCCTCGACTAATGGTATGCTGCTTCTGGAAGAGCTTAATATGCGCAACAACCTGCTGGCCCGGAACGGGGATAACGGCAACGTGACGACCTTGGACTTGAGCTGGCAGGGACGGTTGAAGAAGCTGGACGTGAGAGGCACGGGGCTGACTAGGGTGAAACTTGCCACCGGTGCGCCTGTTGTACGGTTATGCTTGCCGGAAACGATAGAGGAACTGTTTCTGGAATATCTTCCCAGGTTGGCAGAGAGCGGATTGGTACTGGATGGTATCGGTAACGTGCGAGGCTACCGGTTCATGGGTTGTCCGGGCATTGACGGGTTTGCCATGTTGGAACGTCTTCATCAGGCCAAGTTGAACGGTAGCGGTAAACTGGAGCGTTTTGTCCTTGACATCGATATGGAGGATGACGGCAGGCTGCTCGGGAAATACTACGATTATGGTACCTATACCTCCACCGGAGCGATAGACAACCGGCATTCCGGATTGCGTGGAAAACTCCGTTTGACAAAGTACATGGAGGACGAAGAAGCGGACAGATACAGGGAGCGTTACCCTGAACTGGAGATCGTGCAACCGGCCTACAGCATCATCGAGTCGGACGAGAGCGTACCGGACGATGCCAATATCTCCAACCCGGACAACGAGACCGGCTATAAGTATGGAAATGCTTACGTCATGAATGCCCACGTGGCGGCGATCCTCAAGAAGCGCCACCGTGTGCTTGCCAAGGTAACGAAAAAGCCCACGAGCCGTAAAGTGGAGATGGCCGGCCAGACAGTTGACGTGAACAATCCGGACGGTGAGATGACCTATTGTCCTTTGGATGACACCAACAGCAATAAATATTACGACGGAAGCGCAGCCAAACTTGACAGCAGCGAGGGCGACTGGATGATGTACGAGCCGTTCTTCTGGTCGAAAGGTGTCAATGATTACCTGAATGAGAAATATTACAGTTGTTACAGTTCCAACGGCCCCGACGATATGCCTCCCATCCCCGAAGCAACCGTTTTGACACTGGATGCCATCAAGGAAACGCAGGGCGGCTGGCTGGGTGAACGCAAGATTATGAGCGGAAAGCCCACGCTGAAGGAATCCTATACCACGGACAAGGCTTATTCCGTGTGCAAAGTGGACGTGTCGGGCTACAAGCGTGTCCGCTTCCCGAGTGTTCCCGGCACAGGGCTTATCGGCAGTGTGTTTGTGGATGATGCAGGAAACATTCTGAAGAACATCGTGGTGCCGACCATCGGCTTGAAATTTGAAGCCGGCATGTATCTGATAGTAGACGTTCCGGAACGTGCGACCGCCCTGCATTTCTCCATTCTGAACACGGCTGAGTTTGACTGCGTGGTACTGAGCCACAGCGACAAGATAGAGGACATGGAACCGGATTGGGTGGCCAACGAGGAGCATCTGTGTGCCGTTGTGGGCAGTTCGGTGGTGGGCAGTAAGCTGCGTGCCTGCATAACCGGAAACACTACAGCCGGCAGTATGACGTGGACAGACTTCCACTATTACAGCCAGCAGCGGGGCATGCAGCAGATAGATGCGCTGATGCACAGCCGCATCGCGAATCTGAGCTATGCCCGGTACGGGCGCAGGGACATGCAGGAACAGTGCGGTGCCGGACAGCATAACTACAATAGAATAACGGGCGGAACGGCAGAAAAAGGCATGACAGACACCATCGGCTATGATGAAGCGTATGCCATCAACAACAAAATCACGAATTCGTTGATTGACGGTCTGGTTCACCAGTATGCCTGGTATAAGAGCCGGGACGAATACGGGCAGGTGACTGTGGTGCAGGTGAACAATATCTGCTGCCTGGGCTATGAGGACATCTACGGCAACAAGTATGACATGATGG